ATTCTTATTGCTGTGACTCACAACATTGCAAACACTGGTGGATCACCATACGCGCCAGCAAAGATGGCAGATTGTGGCAACATGCTACAATATCAGGCTGGCACTAATATGGTTATTACCCATCGTGGACGTTGGCAAGTTCCCAAAGATACTGGGCCTCATGTTGGTCAAATTGCAAACTGGAACATTAAAACATCTTGCGCTGGCGGCACTCCCAATAGTACGGCAGAAAGTTGGATTCGTTATGGCATTGGATTAGACGAAGTTCAAGAAGTTGTACAGATCGCATGTGAGTTTAGATTAATTAAATCGGCAGGAGCTTGGTATACAATACAATGCGCCGTAGAGAACCTAGAAGATCCGGTGGTACAGAAAATACTCAAAGAAAATAATATTTCTGAGAAGGAAGAAGATATTGAAAGATTTTTTAAATTTCAAGGGTCAAATAACCTGTCAGAATTTTTAAATGAGAATACAGAAATTGCTTCTTTTGTATACGATAAAATAAAGGAGTTATTTTGATTAACAATATTATCAGTATATGCTTAGGCATATTATTATCTAAAATTATTATAGAGGTTTTTAATGAAAGTTATAGGTATAAATGGGAGAGAGTACGCTTGGAATTTAACAAGTTATTCCGTAGACGCAAACGACAAGCGCAAGAGGTCAAAGTTCCACGTTCGAGCAAGAAAACTCTTGAAGACTATCTTCCATAGCTATAGAATACTAGAGGAAGTTAAACTACCGGGAAGCACTGAATCACATAGGAAGGGCGTATTATATTTAGATTTTTATATACCACAGATTATGCTAGCAATAGAAGTTCATGGTCAACAACATTATAAATATACTCCATTCTTCCATAAAAATAAAGCAGATTTTGCTATTGCAAAAGCTAAAGATGAAGATAAAATAAAGTGGTGTGAGTTAAATAAGATTGATATAATAGTATTAAGGTACTCAGATACAGATGAGCAGTGGAGAGAACAAATTGAAAACGGCTAGTGAGCAGTTGGCTGACTTGAAAGCTATGGTTGAGGATTTCTTGAGTGCCAGTAATGCTAGGTTCAATAAGAAGTTCAGAGATGATTGGCATAGATGTGCTAATGCTGACAGGCAAACTATTAATTCTCTCACCCAAGCAGAACTATTTGATTGGTCGTATGAGCTATATAGCTACTCCACATACCTACAGGATGAATTAAATATGCAGAAGATTGCACTCAATTGGTGCAACGACAAGCTAGACAAGATGGTAGCTAAAAACATAGATAACTTTAACCCATACACAAAACATGAAATGAGAAGGCAGCTCATTGTAGTCAATGACGAGTTTGCTGCAACAGTGGATCACTACAGAGAGATAGCTGAGTCTAGAGTGCATTCACTGGATGGCAAGATATACGAATTAAAACGTAAAGCAGATATCCTAATGGAGAAAGGTAAGAGATCATGAGTATGAATGAATTTGTTAAGACTCTCAGTGAAGAACAAAAAGCCGCATTGCTATCAGCTTTAGCTGAGACAGAGGAAGTCATTGAAGAAGCAGAAGAAACAAGTGATATTACAGAAGACTTTCGAGTGGTTAAAAAGTCTTCTTTGAAGTCAAACGGTCGCAGAGAACCTGTAAAAGCTAGACAAAACACTTGGACAGATACTGGAGAGCATAAAGACATAGCAACTCCAGACGTACAAAGAACTCCTAGAAATAGACCTCCTCCTAGAAAGAAAAATGTAGTTTGCAATGCGTGTGGTAAATCATTCAAAGTAAATGCTAGTATTGTATATGGGGAATATTACAGGTGTGATAGGTGTACAGGTAAGTAATGCAAGAAAAGCTTTTAGACGTTGGTGCAGAACGAGCAGTGCTAGCTGGACTTATTCAGTATGGTATTGATGGCTATATAGCAATATCAGATTTTATAAATGATGACACTTTTGGAAATCATAACAATCAGATTATCTATAAATGCGTTAAACACATTATTAATAACGATCAGTCTGTAGATATTGCCTCACTCCTTTCTGCCGCAGAACAATTAAAATTTTCTGAGACCATAAATACTAAGCAAGAGCTTAAGTATATAAAGTCGCTATTCGATTTTCCAGTAGATAAAAATAACATCGTAAAGTTTGCAGCTCAGATGAAGAAGTTTGAGTTCGCCCGTAAGATTAAAAAGCTTACTAATAAAGTTAATAAGGATATGGACGATGTTTCTGGATCAGAAACAATAAATGAAATCATACAAAAGCTAGAAGATCCTGTTACAGACTTCTTGAGAGAAGATGATGGGGGTGAACATCCAGAAAAGATTGGCGAAGGAGTAGAAGATTATGTCAAATTCCTCGAAGAAAATCAATGCGATATCATTGGTATACCCACGGGATTCGCTAGATATGACGAAGCCATTGGGGGTGGTCTTAGAAGAAAATGCGTTGACCTTATATCTGCAAGACCCAAAGTTGGTAAATCAGTATTCGCTGATAATGTTGCCCTTAACGTTTCTTCCACCGGAGTACCCGTCTTAGTCTTAGATACAGAAATGTCCAAAGAAGACCATCTAAATAGACTGATTGCTAATATAAGTAAGGTTCCTATTAACGAAGTTTCTACTGGTAAATTTGCAGATGACCCTTTAAAAATGGACAATGTGCAAAAAGCTGTTGATCAACTATCTACCATACCATATAGTTATGCTACTGTTGCAGGTAAGCCATTTGAACAGATACTAAATGTGATCAAGAGATGGATTGTACAAGAGGTGAAGACAGACGAAACTGGGAAGACAAATGACTGTTTAATAATCTATGATTATCTAAAGCTTATGTCATCTAATTCAATTACGAACAATATACAGGAATATCAAGCTCTAGGATTTCAAATAACTTCATTACATAATTTATGTGTTAAACTAGACATACCATGTCTATCCTTCGTGCAATTAAATCGAGATGGTATCACCAAAGAAAGTACTGACGCTGTGAGTGGGTCAGACCGCTTAATATGGTTGTGTACATCGTTTACAATATTCAAAGCTAAGTCAACAGAGGAGCTTGCAGAAGATGGACCAAATGCTGGAAATAGAAAATTAGTACCAATTGTCTCTAGACATGGAGCTGGAATGGATGATGGAGATTATATAAACATGCAAATGCAAGGCGCACACGCAAAGCTTATAGAACTCCAAACAAGAAACGAATTAAAAAATCAACCAGTTGGTGATACTGGACTAGTTAACAATGACTCTATAAAGAAATTAGCAAATGAATTTGCAGCAGATCAAAAAGAAACTGAATGAGAATGCAGAGCTAGTCTTTAGCGAGCTAGGTATGAAGTGTGAAGTTTTTTCTGACAATATATATTCAACCTGTCCAGTACACGAGGGTAGCGATAATCCTAGAGCGTTTTCTTTTTCTCCACAAAGAGGAATGTGGAAGTGTTGGACTAGAGAATGTCAAGAAGAACACAGAAATGACATGTTTGGATTAATAGCTGGAGCTTTATCCGCACAGGAGGGAAGAGATGTAGAATTTAAAGAAGCTTTACAGTGGGCTTGCAAAGTCCTAAACATTAAACAAACATATTCTAAAACTGAAATAAAAACCGAAGAAGTCGAAGAAGATCCAATATACGAAACCATAAAAATACTAAAAGAAAAGGAAGTATTAAACACTCATAAGCCTATAAGTATTGATTATGATCTATCAATACCTTCAGAATATTTTGTAGCAAGAGGATTTAATAAAAAGACTATGAAATATTTTGGCGTGGGAGATTGCCACGCAAATGGTATAATGAAAGAAAGGGCAATTATACCTATACATGACGATGAAGGAAAAGACATAGTTGGTATGATTGGCAGATCAATGCGAGATTATAGAATACCTAAATTTTTATTTAACCCCAAAGGTTTTGACAAAAGATATTATTTCTACAATTACCATAGAGCAATCGAGAAAGCTAAAGAAACATCGTGCCTTTATATAGTAGAAGGACAGGGTGATGTTTGGAAACTTTATGAAGCTGGAGTGTTAAATGCCGTTAGCATATTTGGAAAAACAATAACTGAACAACAGAAAAATAAATTGCTAAAATTACCAATAACCAATCTGATAATTTTAACAGACAACGATCAGGCTGGCAGAGAATCTAAAGTACAGATACAAAGACAATTAAACAGGCTATACAAATTGACTTTTCCAAAATTTATTCAAAAAGACATTGGTGACATGAGCGTTAAGAAAATTAAAACAGATATATTATCTAATCTCAAAGGTACTTACTAATGGCAAAAATTATAGGAATATCGGGAAGAAAACAATCTGGTAAAAATACTGTAGCAAATTTTATCAATGGTCATATTCTTAAAAATATAGATATGATTGAAGACTTTATCATCAACACCAAAGGCCAACTTGAAATAAAAACATCTAATCAAAATGGTGACAAGAACTGGGGAATATTTGACGTTACTCGTAAAGATTCTGCTTATATTGATTATGCAGAGAGAGAGCTGTGGCCTTATGTGAAAGTTTACCATTTTGCAGATTCATTAAAAGAACTTGCTATCAATTTGTTTGATGTTAACGCAATGGATATTTATGGAAATAACGAACAAAAAGATAAAAAGATAAATATGTTATGGGAAAATATGCCTGAAAATGTTGAAAATAAAACTGGCAAGATGACAATCAGGGAATTTCTTCAACACTTTGGCACAAGCGTTATGAGAAAAATGAAAGACGATATATGGGTTAGCTCTATGCTTAAAAAAATTATATGTGAAGATTCAGAAATAGCTTTAATACCAGATGTAAGATTTCCCAACGAGGTTAAGGCTATTAGAGAAAATGGAGGCTGTGTAATAAGGTTAAATAGAGATATCTTTAATGACACCCATCCATGTGAAAGAGCATTAGATAAAGATGTATTTGATTGGGATAATTTTGATTACATTATTGACAATAATAATAGCAATATAAAAAAACTAATAAATGATTTAGAAAAAATACAACCCCTGTGGAGTGAACAGCATGTTAGTAACTTATATTAGATCTTCAAGTTATAATAATTATGGATATTGTCAGATGCAATATTTCATGACGTATGTTCTTGGTCATCAATCAAAAAGTGGCAAAAAAGCAGATATGGGTACAATGGTACACAAGGTCATGGAAGTCTTAGCTGGGCTAAAAAAATACGAACAAGATAAACCTAAAGTAAAGTTCCTAAAGGTTGACGATGATGCCATTGGAAAGTTTAAATGTAAGAAAGAAGAACTACACACTGATAGTTTAGTAAATCAACTAATTGATCTAAGCGTAGATTCTTATGCCAAAAAATCACCCCACAAGTTTAGCAGCAAAGACAGAGAAGAAATAGCAACAACAGCTTGGTGCTTCCTACAGCACAGTGACGGTCAGTTTGATCCAAGGTTAAGAGATATACACTTCCCAGAACCTCACTTTGATATACCAATTGAAGAGGATTGGGCCAAGTTTGAGTATGAGCAAGATGGAGAGATTTTTCAGGGACAACTAGCAATCAAAGGAACTATTGATCTTGTAACTAAAATTAACGATGATACAATAGAGGTGGTAGATTGGAAAACCGGAAGGAGAATGGATTGGACTACAGGAGAAGTTAAAGATTATAAGAAATTGGAGAATGATCCACAGCTTTTACTTTATTACTATGCTATATCAAAACTGTATCCAGAGTTTCCCAATAGAATTATGAGTATATTTTTCTACAAGGACAAAGATGGCAACCCCGACCCTTCACCTTTTAGTTTATGTTTTTCTCCAGAAGACGAGAAAAGATTCTTGGAAATGTTAAAAAATAGGGTTCAAGAAATTAGACAAAATATCGCCCCAAAACCGTTAGATTCTACAAGAAAACACTGGAAATGCACTAGATTATGTCATTTTTGCAAAACCAACTGGCCTGAAACCGATGTTAGCATGTGCGAGTACGTAGAACAACATGTAAATGATTATGGCATGGACAAGACTATACAGGATTGTACTAGAGAAGGATTTAATCTTAGTTTTTATGAAGCTCCGGGGTAAAATATGGAAAAATTATTAACAATAGGCATGGCTACATATGATGATTTTGATGGCGTGTACTTCTCAGTGCAAGCCCTTAGAATGTATCACGACATAGTAAACACGGATGCTGTTGAAATTATAGTGGTAGACAATAATCCAAATGGTTCACATGGAAAATCTGTAAAAGATTTAATGACAGGGTGGGTTCCAAATGGAAAATATATTCCATTCACAGAAAAAACTAGCACTTCTTCTAGGAATGAAATATTTAAAAATGCTACTGGTAAATACTGCATTTCTATGGATTGTCACGTTTTATTTTATAGAAATGCTATAGATAAACTTCTGGAATACTACGACAATAATCCAGACTGCAAGAATATTGTACACGGACCACTCATTTATGACGATTTAAAATCTCCATCTACTCATTTTAAACCAACATGGGGCGGTGATATGTACGGACAATGGGCTACAGACAGAGAAAATTTAGCTAAAAACGAACCATTTGAGATACCAATGCAGGGTTTAGGTGTATTTTCTTGTAGAACTAGCGCATGGCTAGGTTTTAACCCCCTGTTTAGAGGGTTTGGAGGAGAAGAAGGATACATACACGAAAAGTTTCGTAAGAATGGTGGAGCAGCAATATGTCTACCCGGATTTAACTGGTTACACAGATTTGCGAGACCTCACGGTGTAAAATATCCATTGATTTTAGAAGATAGAGTATGGAATTATTTTGTAGGATGGCTAGAAATTACTAAAGATCCTGAACACCAGATGATTAAAGATATATATACTAATTTTAAAGGAAGAATACCTCAACGCAGCTTAGACTTTTTACTTGAAGAAGCTAAGAAAACAATTATTTAAAGGAGAATCTTTATGTTTAATATAGAAGATGCTGATAAGCAGTATAACAGTGACACTTTTGGTTTTACAGAAGATATTACTGAAGATAATTTTTATCTACCAGCGGAAGCTGAATATGAAGATTTTGGAGAGCCAGACGAAGAGTGGGACATTTCCCAAGCAAAACCCGGACTATGGGAAAATATTCGTAAAAAGAAAGAGCGTGAAGGTAAGAATTATAAGCCTGCCAAAAAGGGCGATAAAGACAGGCCAGATCCAGAGGCTTGGAAAAAAGCTCAATCAGCCCCAAGCGAAAAACAAAAGAAAGCTCTCGATAAAAACAAAGATGGCAAAGTTACTAAGGAAGATTTTGAATTGCTACGTAAGGGAAAAAGTGCTGAGTATCAAGGTAAAAAAGTAAAGCTTGGCAAACCATTCCTCACTCCCGATGGTCCCAAAAAGAGAAGTGTTTACGTCAAAAACGGTTCTGGTAATGTTGTCAAAGTAAACTTTGGCGATCCTAATATGTCAATCAAAAAAGATAATCCAGCAAGGCGAAAATCTTTTAGAGCTAGACACAATTGCGATAACCCCGGACCAAAATGGAAAGCTAGATATTGGTCTTGTAAGGCTTGGTAAAATGAATCTTCGGAAAAGATGGAATGAACATTTAAATAAAAACAACATGACTTATTGGCAGCATCTAAAGTTTGCTGTATTTCATGGGTTGTGTTGTATTAAGGCTGGTATATATTTATGTATACATGGTTTTTTACCTTGTTTTAGACGCAAAGCTGGTGAAAGATTGGTACACAGACTAGAAAAAGTATTTACTGAGAAAGAAAATGAGCTTAATAAATAACGTAGCAGCAATTATAGATGCTAAAGTAGAGTTAAAAGATTTAAAATACTCTAAGGACTTTGTGTACGAAAGTGGACAAGGCGCTTTAAATATTAATTGGAAAAGTATTTTACCTAAACCTCCAGCAAATAATAGCCCATCTACAAGTAAAGAATTAGACATAGTATCAGAAGCTACCAGTAAAAGATCTAATAAAGCTGTAGAATTAGTATATAAAGTAGATGACGATCCTCTGCATTTGTTTTTTGATTTTTTAGAAACTAAAAATATTAAAGAAACTAGAGGAGAATTTGATGAATACTATAACCTTGTAGAGCCATATACGTATGCTTTAAAATATTATTTTAATAGACCCAGACCTGAACAAATTGCCCCATATTTGAACAAGAAAGTTAATGTATTATATACTAGCACCCATCAGACTCCAGCATATCCTAGTGGTCATACTACATATGCAGCTCTTGCTGCGCACTTGTTTTCAGATAAATATCCAGAGCATCGTGAAGAATTTTTTGGGTTGGCAAAACAAGCTGGAATTGCTAGAATATTACAGGGAGTTCACTTCCCTTCTGACAACAAAGCTGGAATGATAGTTGCAGAATATTTGTTTCCAAAAGTAAAGGAAAGGTTGAAAAATGAGCGACAAAGTAAAGAGTTTCCCAATGACAGACCATCCTAGTCCAAAAGAACCAGTGCGAAGACCAATGCCTGCAAACCCAAAACAATGACGGATTCATCGCCAGATTCAATACACCGTCTAGTTTAGACTAGATTCAATGTGTCATCTGGCAACTTACAATTGAGGAGAAAATGTTGAACTGGTTTCCATTGAAGAATTTTACGCATTATAGTTTACTCAAAGGATTTTCTAAACCACACGAACTTGCAAAGATCTGTGCGGACAATGACTATCCAGCTTGTGGTATCACAGACTACAAGTCCATATCGGGAGCAGTATCTTTCCATCAAGCCTGTAAAAAGGTTGGTATCAAGCCAATTATTGGATGTTCATTTGACAATACCACAGTTTATGCTAAGAATAAAGATGGCTGGCACGATCTCATACAAATGATATCTATAACTGACTCAGATGGAAACACGCCAAAAGATACAGCGAAGGAGATTATAAGTAGAAATAATCTAATAGCA